TACCTATGAGTTGTTAATGAAAACTCGTAAGAAAACTCGTAAAGAGTCTGTAGAACTTGATGAAATGCGCGAACTCTATGCTGTAGTAGACACTACAGACGGCACAGTAGTTGCAACCGCATCAAGTGAAGACGGAGCAAAGCGTAGCATACGCAGCGCTCACCTTCCACCAATTTCAAGTGAGCATCCTTCAAAGCTAAAGATTGTAAAGACTAAAAAGACTGCGCAGGTTGGCTATCCAATCAAGGAAGAAACAAATAAATTGACAGAAAAGATTGATGTCGAAGCTTTGCTTGATGCTGCGGTAGCGCTTAGGAAAAAGAATCCACAATTACGCAAAGGTCAAAGCATTATGATTGCTTTACATGATGTGGATAAAAAAGCATATGATAATGCTAGAAATAAAGCTGATGCATTTAATAATGACTCTAAAATTCCACAACTAATTCAATTATTAGATCCTTCTTATTATAAAGAAGAGAAAAATTTAGAAGAAAGTCCTTCATTAGACACTCTTCGTATCATGAAGATAGTCTCACTTGCTACTGGATGTAAAGATCTAGACTCACTCTATGAGTACGCATCCACATCACCAAACTATTCTTCAATCGTAGAACTAAAAGAAAACTTTAATAAGTATATTCAACAAGCATGAAATCATTAAACGACATTTTAAACGAATCATCTGGTGACGATCTGCTAGGTCGTATGATGGCAGAATATAAGGTATTTGTTTCTACACTAAAATCTTTGGGTTTTGAAAAGGCTCCAATTGGATCTTCGACATACAAGCCAGGACCGAATCGTGGAAAGGTAGAAGAACTTTGGGGCATTCCAATGCGCGCTGACAAATGGGCAGACATCTTTTTTGCAGTTATGTATGACGATCGTCTTCCATGGCGTATCATTGATCGTGACGGCACTGAAAGCTATGCCAAGTTAAATGATGTCACTAAGGCACTCATGAAGCGTATGCGTACCATCAAAGAAGAGCAGTCTGATGAAGAAGTTGATCCAACCGGAGAAGCGCTATCAGAACTAGAAGACATTTGTGAAATGGCAGATGAATTATATGAGACTCTCTCTGACCTTGATGAAATTGATTCTGAAATGCGCGAAAGTATTACAGCAATCTATTTAGCACTTGATGATCTCTATGAAAATGTAGATAAAAAATATGAAGTCACAGTTGATGCAGATGAGTATGAAGAAGTAAACGAAGAGGTTGATATGACCCGCTTTAAGCAACTTGCTTCTACTGGACTTGTATCAAGAGAAGAACTTCCTAAACTCGTACTTGCTATGCGTGCACTTGACGCAGACAAACCGCTGTCAATGTCACAAAAAGATCTTATAAATTCAACATTTCAATCACTTATTGCAATTGTAACTGGTGATACAAGCGTACTCTCAAAGGTAAAAAGTAGCATCGCTAACAACTAATTCTATCTCGCCTTAAAACCCCATTAGCCATCCGTTCCGGAACTTTCAGGCTATAGTTTTTATCAAGGCATTTTAGGAAGCTTTTATTGAAAGGAATGTATATTATTATACCAATCAAACCCAAAATGTAAATAACAAAATATGCCAACTCAATTTTTATCATCTGACCATACACTGACTCGTAAAGCTGCACGTTATGAGGTTGGCATGCTTGCTGATCAGCTTACACCAAGTGGTGCTTTAACTGATGCATTTGGTCGACTACGCACTTCAACTCCATTCACACTTTTTGACAGTCAACATCGCTATGTTGAGAATGACAAATGGAGTACAGTAACTGCAAATGGTGGAACGTCAGTACACGTTCCTGTAGAGAGTGTAATGAATATGTCTGTGACGTCAACGACAAACAGCGAAGTTGTTCGTGAGACTCGTCGAGTGATGGCATATCAGCCAGGCAAAAGTTTGTTGATTATGACAACATTTGCTATGGCAACTCCAGTTGCAAATCTTCGTCAACGCGTCGGTTATTTTAGTACAACAAACGGTATATATCTCGAAAATGATGGCGCATACAACTGGATTGTGCTTCGCAGTGCCAGTTTAAACACAGAACTTCGAATTCGTCAAGACGCTTGGAATGGTGATAAGTTTGATGGCTCAGGCTATTCTGAAAGAACATTAGACCCGTCAAAAACACAAATATTTTGGATGGACATCGAATGGCTTGGAGTCGGTGATGTTCGTTGCGGGTTTGTAGTAAATGGCAAACCAGTACTCGCCCATACATTTCACAATGATAATGTTCGAACAACAACATACATGACGACTGCGTGTTTACCACTTCGCTATGAAATTAAAAATCTTGGATCAGCGAGCGGAACGATGAAGCAGATATGTTCTACTGTGCTATCAGAAGGTGGCTATGAAGAAATTACAAAACAATGGGCAGCAACACGAACAACTGCTATTGCATCGGTATCAGTTGCCACAGGTTGGGCCCCGGTAGTAAGTATACAATTAGCAAGTGGTCGTACAGATGGCATTGTTATTCCTGCGCAGATACACATAGTTGGTACAGGAAATGGAATTATATATGAATTTGCTCTTATAAGAAATGCAACAATTTCAAGTGGACAATGGGTGACACACTCTTCTAGCGGTGGAGGTGTTGAATATAACGTTACATCGACATCAATGTCTGGTGGTGCAGTAGAAGATAGTGGTATATTTGCAAGTTCAAACCAATCAAATGCTCTCATCAATATTGAAATTGCACGCCGCTTTGAACAGCAACTCGGGCGAGATCAGTCAGGAACTTCTGATACTATTACTCTTGCTGCACGTCATCTAGCTGGAAGTGGCTCCGTTTATGGTACACTCAACTGGAACAGCGTAGTATGATGACCTTTAAAGACTATTTCTATGAAGCCGCTGAGTATGACGGTCAGAGCGTGACTCTCAACAAGCCATGGCGTAGCGACGATGAAAAACATAAGTTTTATGTCTATGTGCGTAATGAAAAGGGCAACGTCATAAAACTTGGATTTGGTGATCCAAAGGCAGAGATTAAACGAGATGATCCAGAGCGTCTAAAAAGTTTTAGAGCTCGCCATCAGTGTGATACAGATCCGGGTCCAAAGTGGAAGGCTCGTTATTGGAGTTGTAAGTTTTGGGAAAAAGGGAAGACTGTAACTGATTTATTGTCGAAGTAAACGACGATATAAATTATAATATGCAGTTGGTAAATGAGTTAACGGATAAAAATTTTTTAGTCTACGCGGCTAAACATTATAACAATCCACACTGTCTAGATATAAAAGAGTTTCACGCTGATCTTGCTCATCTGAAGTATATCAAAAAACTCTTTAAAAAATATCAAGATAAAAGTATACTTCAAGAGAGGCTAATCTTAAACCATCTCATTATACTTCACAATATGTTTTATACTGAAGCTGCAACTCGTATGTGTTTTAATCGAGTAAACGAACACAGTTGGCCAGCACTTAAGACATTTTTGCTTTATCTAAACTATATTCCAGAAGGCGAATATATAAATATACCTATTGATCTATACGTAGCTCGAACACTTCAAAGAATTTAAAACTATGGGACTCCTAACACGCACTACAGACACTGTTTACGCATTTAGATTTTTACGCTTACTCACTACTCCATGGACGAAAACAGGAGCCTATAAGATGGGACTTATAGATGCAAATGGCAACGTAATAAGAAAGCCAGAGACAAGTGAAGAAAAAAGTAAGTATAATATTTTTCATAAATTGGTCTTTAACGTTAAACGTATGCTTAATGTAATTCCATTTGGCAAGACTACAATTGCTTCGTATCTTGCGGCGCTCTATCTCATAAAAGAAAAAACTGGAGTTTCTGATCGAGCACTTGCTAAGGTTATCAAAGAGGCCACTGGGTGCGATCCACGTGCGCTTCATCTTGAAGAGTCTTTTTGGTATCTCAATGAAGACAACACTCTTCGTCATGGAACATACAAATTAACGCGTAACCTACCATTACAACTAACTGGAGACATATTGGCTCTCAAGAATACAACAATATCAATAGCAGAAAATTCATGCCCGGTTGGAAATATTTTTGGCGTAAATGTGTATGACGCCGTGCATTGTAAGACTGGACAAAAAGTATTAATAACTCAACACGATATTAAGCAATGAAAAACGAAGAAGTAGTTACTGGAGACGTTGCAATGCCACCTTCTGACTATCCTAAAAGTGGAGCAACATGGAGACTTTTTAATGTACCAACTGACATCTTTAGACGGTTTGAAACCGGGCGAAATAAGTTTGAACGCTGGTGTAAATATCTAGATATGGCAGATGAGGAGCAGCAAGCTTTATACAATTATGCTAAGAAAAATAGCAAGCATACAATTGTACTACGTGATTCTGTTAGTGGCGCTCTTCGTAGCATACGCAGACGTGCCATGAATGAATCATGAGACGTGTAAAAAATTATTTACAACTCGCCTTTTTCTGTTTATAATAAACATCTGCTACACAGCGTAACATTTTCCAACATGAACGACAATAATACACACAGCATCTTCGAAGAACAAATTAGCCGCAAACCAAACCACTATCCATGGACAGAGCAGTTTATTGAGGCCATGCACAATGGATTTTGGACAGACAAAGAGTTTAGTTTTAAATCTGATGTGCAGCAATTTAAGGTTGATTTAAATGATCAAGAACGCGAGATTATTGTGCGTACACTTTCAGCAGTTGGACAAATTGAAGTTGCAGTAAAAACTTTTTGGGCCAAACTGGGAGAAAACCTGCCGCATCCTAGTCTTCAAGATCTAGGCTATGTTATGGCAAACATTGAAGTTATTCATAATAGTGCCTATGAGCGTCTACTTAGTGTGCTTGAACTAGAAGATATTTTTGAAGAGAATCTTAAACTTGAATGGATACAAGGTCGTGTTAAATATCTTCGTAAGTATACTCACAAGTTTTATAAAGATTCTAAAAAACAATATCTCTATGCTTTGATTCTTTTCACTCTTTTTGTTGAAAATGTTTCGTTATTTTCTCAGTTTTATATTATTAACTGGTTCGCTCGTTTTAAAAATGTACTTAAAGACACAGATCAGCAAGTAAAGTATACTCGCAATGAAGAAAACATTCATGCTCTTGTTGGTATAAAGATTATCAACACAATTCGTGAAGAGCATCCTGAACTATTTGACAATGAGCTTGAGGCACGCATCGCGCATGAAGCTGAAGAGGCATACAAGTCTGAAGCTAAGATTGTTGACTGGATGATCAATGGCATAAATGAACCTGGGCTATCAGCACCAATTCTTAAAGAGTTTATTAAAAATCGTATCAATGAATCCCTTGCTCAAATCAGTTTTAAACCAGTATTTGAAGTGGATAGAGAGTTGCTTGAGTCTACAATGTGGTTTGAAGAAGAACTACTTGGCAACAATATGGCGGATTTTTTTCACACCCGCCCGACTGAATATTCAAAGAAAAATCAAAGCTTTAGCGAAGACGACCTGTTTTGATGTGATATATAGATCTATATTATGAGTGATAAAATATATTGGTTAAATAAAGATAGTAGAAAATTTTTAGAGAGAGGATATCTCTTAGAGGGAGAAACTCCAGAACAGAGAATACAGGACATTGGCGACAGGGCACAAGCACTGTTAGATGATATGCCTGGGTTTTCAAACAAGTTTGTAGACTATATGTCAAGAGGTTTCTATTCTCTTGCTTCTCCAATCTGGTCAAACTTTGGCCGTAAACGCGGGCTGCCAATTTCATGCTTTGGTAGCTATATACCTGATGACATGAATGGAATCCTCTCAAAGGTCGGCGAGATTGGTACAATGTCAAAAGTCGGCGGAGGAACGTCTGCATATTTTGGAGACGTACGTGGTCGAGGAGCACCAATATCTTCTGGCGGTGCTGCTACAGGTGTGCATCATCAGCTTACAGTTTTTGATTCGCTTATCAACTATGTCTCTCAGGGCAATGTACGACGTGGTTCTTTTGCGGCCTATTTGCCTATTGATCATCCTGATATTGAAGAGTTTCTCAAGATTCGGTCTGAAGGTAATGCTATTCAAGACTTGTCTATAGGTGTGTGTGTATCAGATGAGTGGATGAAGAGCATGATTGGTGGTGACAAAGATAAACGTAAAGTTTGGAGCACAGTCATTAAAAAACGATTTGAGTCTGGTTATCCTTATATCTTTTTCTCTGATAATGTAAACAACGGCGCACCTCAGATGTATAAGGACAAGGGTCTTAAGATACATGCAAGTAACCTTTGTACAGAAATCTTTTTGTCTACATCAGAAGATGAAAGTTTCGTGTGTGACCTCTCTTCACTTAATCTTGAAAAGTGGGACGAGATTGCAGAAACAGATGCAGTAGAGACGCTTGTATATTTCTTGGATGCAGTCATGTCTGAGTTTATTTTGAAGACTGGAAATCCTGGCAATGAATTTATGAGAGCGCCTCGTAAGTTTGCTATCAATCAGCGTGCACTCGGTGTAGGTGTACTTGGTTGGCATTCATTATTGCAGTCAAAGATGGTGCCATTCGAGTCGATGGAAGCAAAGATGATGAACAATCAAATTTGGAGTACTATCCGTGCCAAGGCAGACTCTGCTACCTCCCAACTTGCAAAACTTTTTGGCGAGCCATTTATGCTGGAAGGTTATGGTCGACGCAACTCTACTACGCTTGCAATTGCTCCTACTACGAGTAGTTCTTTTATTCTTGGACAGGTATCACCAAGTATTGAGCCACTAAACAGCAATTATTTTGTTAAGGATCTTGCTAAGGGCAAGTTTACCTATCGCAATCCATATCTTGAAAAGTTGCTCAAAGAAAAAGGCAAAAATGATCAAGAAACATGGAAGGATGTTCTTACTCATGGTGGTTCTGTACAACATCTAGACTTTCTTTCTACAGAAGAAAAAGATGTATTTAAAACCTTTGGTGAAATCTCTCAAAAAGAGATTGTCATTCAAGCAGCACAACGTCAAAAGTATATTGATCAAGGTCAATCACTCAACTTGATGATTGCACCTACTGCAAAGCCAAAAGAAGTCAACGAGCTTCTTATCTTTGCTTGGGAACAAGGAGTCAAGTCATTGTATTATCAACGTAGTGCAAATCCAGCACAGGAACTTGCACGTTCAATCTTAACCTGTAGCACATGTGAAGGGTAAAGACTATATAAAACTGTCTCCATTTTGGTATGCACTTGGTATGTTTGTAGTAGTACCATTTGCAGCAATACTTATGATAGTGTCTGCTCTTTTAATGCTGGCATTTTGGCCATTGGTTCCATTTGTCGCATATTTTGAAAGAAAGAACGACCCCGTTATTGATGATATAAATAACAGAAAATAATTTAAATATATTAAATATAATGATAGAAAACAATCGATGCCCTAAATGCAAATATGTCTACGAAGTCTCTTGGGATGATGAGGACGATAAATACTATTGCGATGACGAAGAAGATTTTGAAGATCTAGAACGTGAAGAACTCTACCCAGAATATTGCCCTTTCTGTGGAACCTATCGTATCTATGGAACAGAAGACGATTCTCGCGATGACGAAATTTAATATATAATTTATGACATGGCTATATAATGAACTTCCTTTTACTCGCGAACTTGCTCAAGAGAAAATTGATGAAGGTTATATTGGGTTTGTCTATGAAATAACTGATAGTCTAAATGGCAAAAAATATATTGGCAAAAAACTGTTGTCTAGTGTAAAAAAACTTGCTCCACTAAAAGGCAAAACCCGCAAAAGAAAAAAGTGTGTGCAGTCTGATTGGGAGAAATACTATGGCAGCAGTGAAACTGTAAAGGCTTTAGTCGAATCACGACAATCAGATTTTATTCGTCGAATCATATATCTCTGCAAATCTAAAGGTGAATTGTCTTATATGGAAGCAAAGGAACAGTTTGACAAAGAGGTGCTGCTTACAGATGATTTTTATAATGAATTTATTGGAGTAAAAATCCACAGCGCCCATGTAAAAAGTTTATGGAAAAAGTAGTGTACATTTGAGTCACATTAGTGTATAATTATATCATGTTACTAATCGACTATTCTGGAATTGCAATCTCTGCTATATTTTCTCAATCGCGCCCTGGGAAAATTACAGAGGACTTTATGCGACATATTATCTTAAATTCGCTGAGAATGTATAATCTCAAGTATAGAGAAAAGTATGGACGTATGATTATCGCATGTGATGGCGGCAGTTGGCGTAAAGATTATTATCCGCAATACAAAGCTGGACGCAAGAAGAGTCGTGAGGCGTCTGATCTTGACTGGAAAGAAATTTTTGCTATCATAAACAAGATACGTGATGAAATAGTTGAGCATATGCCATATCCAGTAGTAGTTGTACAAGGCGCAGAAGCTGACGATGTTATTGGCACACTCGTTGAATCTACTCAAGAGTTTGGTCAGCATGAACCTGTAATGATTATCAGCGCAGACAAAGATTTTATTCAACTTCAAAAGTATGATAATGTCTCTCAGTACAGCCCTATGACTAAGAAGATGTTGAGTGATAAAAACCCGGCTAATTATCTCTATGAGCATATCTTTCGTGGTGACAGCGGTGATGGCATTCCAAATGTCTTGTCATCTGATACTGTATTTGTTGATGGCGGTCGTCAAACACCACTCAGTTCAACTAAAATGACAGCATGGATCGCTGCTGCAAATGAAGGTAAACTACAAAGTGTTCTTCCAGAAACAGTCTATCGCAACTATATTCGTAATAGCACAATAATTGATCTTAGCAAAACACCAGAAAATGTAAAAGCTTCAATTCTATCTGCATATTCCGAGTGTGCTTCTGTCGGAAACTCTAAAATACTTAACTATCTTATCTCTAAGCGTTGCAACATGTTAGTATCATGTGCTGAAGAATTTTTTACACATAAATAAAACCATACATTATGAGACCACAAACTGCATCAAACAACAGAACGAAACATCCGTTTGAAATTTTTGAAAGCATACAGGCGACAGACAAAGTCGCTGATCGAGTGCACATACTTCAAGAAAATGAATCTTATGAATTAAAGACTATACTTCAGGCAGCATTTCGTCCTGATATAAAATTTGATTTACCGGTAGGTGCTCCTCCATATACGCCTAGCCCAAACCCAGCAGGAGTAAATTTTTCTCCGCTAAGAAAACAGATTGATACCCTACCTCGCCTTTTAGTTGGTAATACTACATATGACAAGATTAAAAAAGAGATGGCCTTTATCAAACTATTAGAAAATGTTCATGCATCTGATGCAGAAATTTTAATTGCAATGAAAGATAAAAAACTACATAAAAAATATAGTCTACTTACGTCTTCACTCATTAAAAAGGCCTTTCCAAATCTTGGCATAGAATAATATGAGATACGACTACTATTGTATAGAATGCGACGCCCGCTGGGAAGAAACTCAGTTCATGAATGATCGGGACCTCCCGACTATATTACCATGTCCGCATTGCGATAAGACCGAGTGTGTTAAGCGAGGAGTAGTTTCCTTAGCGATATCATATGCAGGCGGTCAGACTGTCCTTCAACGAGCAGGTTCTGGTTGGAATGACGTATTAAACAAAGTAAAAAAAGCAAGTGGAAGAAAAGCAAATATAGAAACCCGTTAAATATGGGACGCAGCAGAAAAAACAAAGACAAAAAAAGACAAGACACCTATTATGATGATAGTTATGATGAACGATCACGTAATAAAAAATTTAAGAAAAATCGATTTAACGACAATAGAAGAGACAAAGAAATACAACAAAAATTATTTGTTGATTGGGATAAACTCTGATGACTCGAAAAAAGTTTACACACACACCTCTAGATCTTGGCTATAGTGATCTAGAAGCAAACACTACCACTTCTGGTCGTTTTTATATGACGCCTAATGGTAAAGCCTATCCTAGTATTACTACTGTATTAGGCATTCGTAACAAAGGTGCACTTCAAGAATGGAGAGCACGAGTTGGCGAAGTTGAAGCAGCACGTGTAGCCCGACATGCAAGTACGCGAGGCACAGCTTTACATGCAGCCGTTGAACGATATATTGATAACATTGATTCATATTTTGCTGAAGGAGAGATGCCTCATGTAAAAGATATGTTTAACTCTATCAAGCCTGTCTTGGATGACCGAATCGATAACGTATGTCTTCAAGAGGCTCCACTCTACTCAGATCATCTTGGACTCGCTGGACGAGTTGACCTCATCGCAGAATTTGATGGTCGGCTGAGCATAATCGATTTTAAGACAAGTTCTCGAGCTAAAACTGAAGATGAGATTGACAGTTATTTTATACAAATGGCAGCATATGCTATTATGTGTGAAGAGCGTACAGGCACACCAGTAAGTCAAGGAGTAATCGTTATGGCTGTAGAAAA